AAGTATGGATGTGGTGACTTACCCTTCATGAACTCAACGATACACAGGTTAGGAACACCAATGTAATTTCTATTGTTGTTCTGTTCTGATACATTCTTTTCTTTGTTGAATGCATTGTTTAATGTGCTGCCAGGAGATGCTCCAAAATGAGGTAGAGATGCACGTTTAAATGTAGTGCAGATGTCACGAATTACAACTGCTTCTTTCGCAGAACGAGGTGCCATCTTGAAACTCAAACCAAAATTTCTTAACTCAAACCCAGAGAATAATAGTTCAGCATTAGGGTTAAGAATTACACCACCGATGCCACCAAGAACATCGTTGGCATCAACTGAACCACCAATCTTACCAGGCAAAGCATTCATTGCACCAGCAACACCAGATGCTAGTAGAGATTGTCCTCTGGTCATAGCATTACCCATGTTTTGTAGGGTTGATCCAATACTATCAACAGCACTGCCGCTGTTCAGAAGTGTTCCTGCTTGACGCAACATGTCTGCGCCAGTGTTAGTGAAACCTTTGCCACCCCAGTTAGCACCATATGATGCGCCAATATCCTCTGGCATATACATCATAATACTTGGTAGGTTTGCATCTACAAAATCACCAATGCTATTGTTGTAGATGTTCAGTGCTTGACCACTCTTTAATGCTCTGGTTTCTTTACCATCTTTGTTAACGAATTCCTGCTTTCCAAGAGTAGCAAAGGGAGGATTATATTTAACAAACTTGAACTTTACATAGTCAGTGTGATTTTCATAAACTTTCGCGGTTGGATATGATAATCTATTGCTAGTGGGTGGAGCTCCACGCTTACCTTTGAAAGAATATTTTACAGTTTTCTTTTCTGCCTTATCTGCTGCAGCATCAGATGTCTGTGCTGCTTTTGCACCACTACCAATTTCAGCAGTTACATCAACACCCTCTGGCGTGAGCGGAGTGCCGTCCTCAAGATTAACGCCTGCCATTACTTCACCATCTCCTTATCTGATTGTTTACCATAACCTTTGATTACTCTGCTGCCTTTGATCTTATCATAAAAAGATTCTGCTGTTTCTTCCCAGACAAGTTCTTTATCGTAAGGAAACTGAGTAGAACCAATATTTCTTACAAAGTCTTCAGTTGGTAATAGTATAGCGGTGTCCCATTCATCGGCAGCAAGATCTAGGAGGAGACCATCAACGTGATTCTGTAGATATTTATGAAAACATACCTTAGGAATATCAATCCTACCTTTCATAAGTTTTTGCACTGTCTGGATCCTCTTCTTTGGATTCATGTAGTGTAGGTTTGCTCCAAAGAACTCTGTTGGTGATGCCTTGACGACATACACTAGAGGATTCTTATCATAATACGGAAGATACTTCATCTTCGCTGTATATTCAAACATAAACAAGTGTCCTTCCTTTGTGAAACGACGAAGGGTATTCTCATCTTGGTTAGTTTGTCGTTCATCTCGTATGAACTTACTTAAATCAGTTTTGTAACTTGATGCTGCTTGCTTTACTGCAGATCTATACCATGCGAGAGATTTCTTCTCTCCTCCTGCTGCATTAGATACTTTTTCAAACAGTGTGTTGGTTCTGGTATAAGTCTTGGTGCGTTGAACAGACTTAAATCCTTGTGCCATTTTAGACTCCTAAGTGTTCTTCGGTGAGGATTAAAAATTTCATCTGCCTGTCCTCACAGAAGTCCTCAGCTGCAGACCACTTAGCGCGGTTCTTAGCGTAAGTTAGAACTTCTCTTCTCCAAGAGGCAGTCTTACGTTTCGGTTTCTCATTCGGTGCTTGTGTTTGCTTCTTGGGTTTAACTTCGATCAGATATTTACTGACCATGCCTGACTTAGATACAACTTTAATATAGAAGTCAGGGTAGTAGCGGTGGACTCGTCCGTCTGTTGGACAACGATAAGGAATGATTACTTCCTCGCTACCCCACTCAACTATGGAGGTATTCATGTCACAGAAATACATAAACTTACGTTCCCACAGACTTCTATAAATGATACGGGTAGGGTTACCCTTATACTTCTGTGGATGCTTGGGTTTATATATCCCTGAGTATGCCATAAATATAAATATACCACCACGATTATTTAGCGTGTCAATTAAGAACTTCATGCAAACGATTATCGCTCATGGCGGTATATCGTATAGCAATAATTATGATGTGGAGTGGATCTTTCCTAACAATACTGGTAATAACTCATTGGTTTCTAAACTTAATGAGTTTAATTTTGGATTGTCCTTATCAGGAACCCTAGGTTTTGGTGACCAGGAAGGACAGGAAGGACTAGTCGGTGGAAACATTCTGGGAAGTGGTGTTCAATCTAAAGGCACTGTTATCAAATACTTTTGCGAGGAAGCACAACTTCCAAACGTTTCTGCGATGACTGGTCAAACTACTGGTAGATTACTTGGCGAAGGTCAGGTAAACTATGCACACACTAGACTCTATACTGATTTTCAGTTGGGGTGGATTTGTGATGCAGACTTGACACCATTGAAGTTCTTGAACCTGTGGTATGGTCACATTTTTGGTGAGTATGATATTGCGGGAAAGAAAATCAATCCACAAAATGTAACGGGACAGAAATTGTCAAAATTTAAGGACACTGCTGCTGAAGGTAATAACATTCTATCTGAAAGAACCATCAGGTTAAACTATCCTGATGAATACATGGCAAAATGTTTGATCACTAAGACTGAGAAGGGGGCGAATGCTTCTAATGGCAGAGCAGCAATGGCATATACAATGTTAGACTGCTTCCCATATGCTATTGATGCTGTGCCTCTATCTGCAGGTGCATCCCAAGCAACTAAAGTGACAGCAAACTTTTATTATTCTAAGCACACCATTTCCTACAATAATATTCAAAATTTTAAAGGCTAAATTATTATGGCATTACCATCACTGGCGACACCAACTTATGAAACTGAGTTGCCATCTACAGGAAAGAAGATCAAGTATCGTCCTTTCCTAGTCAAAGAAGAGAAGGTTCTCCTCCTCGCTACCGAGAGTGAAGATAGGAAAGAAGTAAAGGAAGCAGTCAAGACTATTGTCAAGAGTTGTGTCCTATCTAGAATCAAAGTAGAAGATCTTGCATCGTTTGACCTGGAGTTTTTGTTTCTGAAGATCAGAGCAGCATCTGTTGGTGAAGATGTTAACATGAAGATCACATGTCTAGATGACAATACGACCAGAGTTGATTATACTTTAGACATCTCAGATGTAAAGGTTACTATCCCTGAGGGTCACGATAAAAAGATCGAACTGACTGACAAGGTTGGTATGATCATGAAGTATCCTGGACTAGATGAGTTCGTTGACTTGACACTACTTGGAACTGATTTGGATGATCCTGATAAAGTATTTCAAACCGTTGCCAGGTGTATCGAACAGATCTATGAGGGAGAAGACGTATATGATGACAGCACTACTACTTTCAAAGAAAAGATACAGTTCGTGGAGTCACTGACACAAAAACAGTTTGAAAGTGTGAAAAAGTTTTTCACAACGATGCCTGTGTTGCGTCATGACTTTACTGTAACTAATCCAACGACTGGTGTCGAATCGTCCTACACGTTGGAGGGTTTACAATCTTTTTTCGAGTAGGCATGTTCTATAATACTTTGGAGAACTATTTTAGAACAAACTTCTCTCTCATGCAGCATCATAAATACTCTTTGACTGAGATTGAAGGAATGATGCCTTGGGAGAGAACAGTTTATGTTTCTCTTCTGAACCAGTGGATTAAGGAACAAGAAGAAAAAATAAAAGCTCAACAAAATGCCTGAGGTTGATCCTAAAAGGAAAAAGAATATAAAGGAACTCATCGACCGTATGGGGAAAGGGTTCGATGAGAACTTGCTGGATCCTCTTGTAGATTCTATTGTTAATGAACCTGAGAAACCACTACCAAGTGAGAATAAGGTCAAGGCAAAGGAGATAAAGTATAAAGTCATTGAGGTTGCACCCACTGGTCAGGGTGAAGATCTTGCTTCTTTTTTTGGTGCTAAAATTGGAGAGTCATTCTCCATGGCAGCAAAGGCACGTCGTGCTGACAAAGGGTTAGAAAAAAAACCTGCATTCTTCTTAAAGAAAGCATTAACTAATCAGTTTGGTGGTGACTTAGTAAACAGAACTAAAGGATATCTTTCTGGGAGTCCTGATGACACACAAGATCCTGCACTAAGCAGGAGTCAAAGGTTCACTGCGAGTGTGCAACCTTTTATGGGTGAGCAGGGACCACTCCCTGCACCAGTCCAAGGACCAGAGAGAACTGGTATCCGTGGTGCATTTGATAAAGTTGCAGAACAATTTGATCAACTGATTGCTCTTAAGAAAAATAAGGCAGAGCAATCTAAGGTAGCAAATGAGATCCAACAGGTAGAAGTTAAGGAAGCTACCGAAGAGATCACAGAGAACAATGAGTTAAAGAAAAAGTCTACTGAAATCCAGAAAGATTTCATAGCATTTAATAGAGAGCAGCAAGGTGATGCTGAGATTCTTGAGGTAGAAACTACTGCCGAAGAAAGAGATCCAATGTCAGACACATTGGAGATTGATAATCGTCGCGATGATGATGAAGATGAAGAAGAAGATGATGATCGTGATGGTGGTAATAAATTCACAGACTTCCTGGACTTTGGTCTAGATTTATTAGATGGTGGAAGTTACTTCGGTAAGTCTGCTAGTGTAGGTAGACGAGGTGCGGGTAGAGTTGTCCAAAGGACAGCACTACGACTTGGTGGCAGGAAATTAGCACAAAGAGGATTAGTTAAAGGTGCTCAATCAGTAGTCAGCAGAGCAGCAGGTGCTATCTCATCGAGAGCAGTTCTTGGATTCTTGCGTCCTATCTTCAAACGCATTCCTATTGTTGGTGGATTGATTGACTTTGTTGTGTCCCTTGCAATGGGAGAACCATTAGGTAGAGCAGCAGCAAAAGCAATTGGTGCCACACTTGGTGGTGCATTAGGCACACTGATTCCTATCCCTGGTGTCGGCACGATTGCTGGTGGTATTGTTGGCGACCTAGTTGGTGGTTCTATCTATGATGCAGTCACTGGCGGCGGAAGTGGCATTGCTGCGACTGCAGGAACAGAGAAAGCACCACCATCAGTTGATCCTGCTTCTGAAGAACCGCCAGAAAAACTAGCATCGGGTGGTGTTATGGCAGGTGAAGCAGGACCTGAGGCAGTGTTTAGTCTGAGTTCTACTGAAGGTAGGAAGGTAGTTGATGAAGTATCATCGGTTCAGAACACATCGATGTCTGCACTGCCATTCATCTTAGGTATCACACAGAATGTAACTAGTCTAATTTCTGGTCCAGCAAAACCATACATCCAACAAGAGATTGGAACATTAGAAAGATTGTTTGGCATTGCAAAGTTTAACGTCAGTGAAGTTGTCGGCAAGGGTATCGATGCTGTTAAGTCTGTTGGTAAGAACGTAGGTATTAACATCCCTGGAACAGGAGGTGATGCTGAAGGTGTAAAATCACAAGAATCAATGACTAGCAATAATCCTGGGGCGGTAACCCCAGTCAATGTTCCATCTGGTGATGTAAAAGAGAGAGCGAAGGTTGCATTCCAATTCTATAAGTCAAAAGGATTCTCAGATTCTGGTGCTGCTTACATGGTTGGTAACTTGATGCAAGAATCTACATTAAATCCTGCTGCTAATGGAGATGGTGGACGTGCATGGGGTCTAGCACAGTGGAGAGATGATGCTGCATCTGGCGCAAGATGGATTAAGTATAAAGAATGGGCAGCAGCAAACAGCAAAGAACCTGGAGACTTCTTTGCACAGTTAGAATATACTATTGTTGAGGGCAACCAATACGACTCTGGTCTGAAAAAAATGAAAGGTAATAATGTCCAAGAACATATGCAATTCGTAAAAGCATATGAAGGTTACAGTGAAGAGGGTAGTCGTTTTGGATATGCTCAAGACATTCTTAATAATGTTGCGGAGTATAAAGGAGCAACTACTCCATCGATGACACCCCCACCATCAACACCTGTCCCTGCAAGTGAAAGTAGTGATGAAGATGGAGGACACAATGCAGAAAGTCCTGGACCAGTAGGTGCAACACCTGAATTGATAGGACCACCAGCACCAACAGTTGCTGCAGCAGAAAATGGTGGGCATACACCAGAGAGTCCTGGTCCTGTGATTCAGGCACCACCAATGCCAGCAGCACTCGCAGAATCTAACAAGAAAAGTCATATAACTGTTCAACCTATCATTTATGCAGGAACTTCTACACCTATTGGTTACCGAAAAAATATTGATACAGGTGGTGGACATATGGCTCGCTTCTTTTATGATAAAACAGGAGAGAAAACAACTCTTGCTGACTTGAAGGCAGCGAGGTTACAAAATAACTGATAAATACATAGGTGAAACAAATTTCACTATACAATTACACAAATTCCGAAAAAAAATCTCCGCAAAAATTTAAAGAAAAAGGTCGAGCATGGCAGCAGGCACCGAGAGTTACGAAGCACCACAATATGGAAATCTCGCTGGTGCTATTGGCGGGAAGATTGGTAGTGCTCTCACGATGGCAGCAACAGCAAGACGCCAGCGTGATGGAGAGAAAGAAAGATTAACTGATGAAATTACTTCACTAAACAAAAAAGAAGATAAGACTGAAGACGAGAAGCAGCAACTAAAAGATTTACAGAAGAGACAAGAAGATTTAAATTCTCAAGGATTTGGATTTATTGGAAAGAAAGCACTGGGCACTGAGTTCGGTGGAGATCTGAGAAGAAGAACAAAAGGTTTCTTCCAGATGAGTCCTGATGATCAGGATGATCCAGCATTAGATAAGAAGAAAAGATTTGAAGCACTCCTGCGAGCACAACCAGCAGGTAATAAACAAACACCACCTGGAGCACCACCAGAGGCACCAAAAACATCTCAAGATGGTGGTGTATTAGGATCATTTGCTACTGGTATCATTGAGAAGATTAGTCTTCTTTCTAAGAAAGTAGATGATCTAAAAAACGTAGAACAGAAAGATCAGACACCTAAAACTGTAGTAAATCTCAGTAAAAATGTAGGTAGTATCAGAAGGTTCTTCTCTAAGAACAATAAGATTGAAGAAGAACAAGTAAAGATTTCTGAGCAGCAACTGGAGCAGCAGAAAGAAGATTCTGCTGATGCAAAAAAAGCAAGAGCAGAATCAATAGCAGAAGGTAGAGACAGATCTGCTGGCAATAGTGGTATTGACAATAGCAGAGAGGGATCCACTCTCAAGGGACTAGGTGGTGGATTGCTTGACCTTGCTGGTGATCTGCTTGGTTTTGGTGGTCGTAGGCGTCGTGGTGGCAGGAGAAGACGTGGTGGTCGCCGAGGGGGTGGTATTGGTTTAGGTATGTTCGGCAAGCGTGGCAGGCGCAGAAGCGCGTCTCGTGGCGTGAGTAGAGGTAGGACTCAATACACTGCTCCTGTCGGACCACAACCGATGAACTCTGCTACACCATGGGCAGCAAAAGGTGCTGGTGATCGTGGTGGTCAATTTGGACAGGGTGGATTTGCTCCAAGAATGGAGTCATCACCAATAAAGTTTGCAAGTGGTGGTATTGTTGACAATCCAACCACGGGACAGGCAGTTATCCCAAAGAACAAACTGACACAAGCAGTCAAAACTAATCAAGATAATGTAAAGAAAGCAGATCCTTTTGCTAAGGTGATGCAACTACCTACCATGGCAGCAGGTGCTCTGCTTATGTCAACGGTTGGTAATGTTATCAACAACATGGGTGGAGTTTCCAAACTATTCCGTCCAGTTTTGTCGAGGATGTTTGTTCCTGCTGCTACAGCATTCGGATTGCCTGCTAATCTAATTACTGCATTCTTTGGTAGTGGTGCTTCAGCGAAAGGACTCGGAGGTATCGGCAAAGGTAAAGGTAAAGGTAAAGGTGGTGGATCTAATGGTGGTGGTAGTGAAACAGCACCTGGAGTCACACCTGGATCTACTATAGGTGGAGGAACAATTAGTGGTGGTGGTTCTGTTGATGGATATGGAATCTCATCACCTTTTGGTCCTCGTAATACTGGTATTCCTGGTGCTTCTACTAATCACTTAGGCGTTGACTACCGCACACCACAAGGAACCAAACTCTCTATCAAGAGACCAGGAAAAGTTATTGCTACTACTGCTCCTGCTATTGGTAACAATGGTGAAGTATATATTCAGCATGATGATGGATCTAAGTCCAGATACTTACACCTGAGTGCTGTAGCAGTGTCTGCTGGTCAGCGTGTTGATGCTGGAGCATTCCTTGGTAAAACTGGTGGAGAACCTGGAACTCCTGGTGCTGGTCCTACTAGTGGTGCTCACCTACACTTTGAATACTATCCAGATGGATCATCTGGTCCTGTTGATGGTTCTGGTGTTGCATCATCTGTCTTTAGTGTTGGTGGGACCCTCACACCTACTGCTCCACCAACAGCAGTTCAACCAACTGCTGTAGCAAGTCCATCAGCACAGACACCCCAACCTGCTGCAGCAACACCAGAATCAAATCAACCAGCAACCCTAGAACCAATTGTTCTTCCTGCTCCTGCAGCACCAGCGCCAGCAGCAGCACCTGATAACTCAGGCAATGGTGGCGCTAATCTCCCAGTGAGAAACCCTAACGCATCAATGTCATTACTAGGAGGTATGCCGTAATGTCAAACTCAGTTAAGAAATTTGAACCTCAGAAAGTAGTCATTGCTGACGTTGATGGCGTCCAGTATGATGTTACTAAAGCAGTTGGAATGTTCTCTTACTATGAGGATATCTATCAACCATTTGTTACAGCAAACATGCTGATGGTTGACAGTGGACAAAACTTTATTGGTAACCTACCTATACAAGGTGGAGAGGAAGTTATTGTTAAACTAATCAACGTTAGAAAGGAAGCAGTAGAATATAAGATGAGGGTTCAGAAGATCGTAAACAGATCTGTTGAAAGGAACATGCAATATTATACTTTAGTGCTTATATCTAAGGAAGGTCTGGAGAATGATACTTCTAGAGTAACAGAAAAATATAAAGCAAACTCAGAAGCAATTGTTAAGGATGTTCTTAAGAATGTATTGAAGACTGATAAAGAATTGTTTGCAGAAGAATCTCAATTCAAGATGAGTATATTCCCTAATGGTAAGAAGTGCCATGCTTTGGTGCAATCATTGATGTATAAGACAGTATCAAAGTCAACCAAGTTCAACAAAGGTGGTGGTGTTGATGATACTAAGAGCGAATCAGAACTAGGTGGTAATAATAAGAAGAAGTCATCAGGAACAGCAGGTTATCTATTCTTTGAGAACAAAGATGGATTCATCTTTCAATCTATGGATAGACTATGCTCAGATGGGACAGATTCTTTCGGTGGCACTCCACCAGTAGAAACATACTACTCACGTCCATCTGCTGGTATGCCACCTGATCAGGTATACTATAACATTGAGAACTATGCATTCGATGGTGACATCGACATGTCGGAGAAGTTAAACAACGGAATATATTCTACACATATGTGTTACTTTGATATCTCTTCTCAAAAGTATGAAGAGTATACCTATGACATGGCAAAGACATTCAATAACATGTCGCATCTTGGTAGTCAGGTAACACTAGCAAAGTATCAAAAACAATTAGCATCAAGACCTAGCAGAGTTATGAGTATCCTGCTAGACCATGAGGCATGGTATAGCGGAGAAGATGTTGCTAACCCAGAAGAGGGTGGTGATACACAGTTCCCAGACTATGCAAAATATTATACTGCACAGTCTATTGGTAGAAGATACTTGATGGATACTCACCGAGTTCAGATTGAGATCGCTGGCAACTCAGACCTGAAGGTAGGAGATAAGGTTAAGATTATGCTACCTAACATGGTAGCAGAGCAACTGAGAGAGGAACAACCATATGATGAGGAGGCAAGTGGCACTTATCTAATTGCTGCATTGTCTCACAACTTTTCATTCATTGTTGATAGTGGAGAACCTAAGTTCTTCACCAACTTGGAACTCATTCGTGACACCATGGGTATTAAAGAATACACCTCCAAGGTTAAATAAGAGTAGGAGTTATTAAAAGATGGATCAATCTTTATCATCACTGTATCCCATACACCAGATTGGTTCTGACGGATTCTCCTGGTGGATCGGTCAGGTAGAGACCAACAAAAAGGACGACCCTAAAAGGTCTGGTAGATATCGTGTGCGTATCATTGGACAACACCTGAAGACAGGTGACAATGCTACATCTACACAGGAACTACCATGGGCGCACATCATGATGCCTGTGACTACACCGTTCATTGAAGGTGGCACTGGTGGTGCATCTCCTGGACTGCAACGTGGTTGTTTTGTTGTTGGATTCTACCTGGATAATGACAAGCAGAAACCTGTCATCATGGGTTCTATTGGTGGTGTCAAAGGTGCTACTAAAGATTCATTCCAAGATGACAATCCAAGTGCTCCACTAAACTTCAAACCTGTCATTGATCCTAAGACTAATCCAAAGCAAAATCGATCTGCAGATACCCAGAGTGGTAAGAACAAGAGCGGTGCTAACACAGACAAGGGTGTTGTTGATGCAGATAAAGCAGATCTGAAAGATGGTGCTCCACCTATATTATTAGCAGCATATGCAAAGCACAGTGAAACTAACCCCACTGGTGGTAAGAGTTGTATTGTTGTTGCTAACCCTAACTGTGGACAAGAGAATAATCTTCGTAGTGGTCTGACTAGAATCGTTGGTGATCTTCTTGCTGCTAACCAAGCATCAGGAGGAAACATTGGTGACTTCTATGTCAGTAAGATCAATGGTCTTCTTTATAATGGTGTTGGACAAGCACGATATCATATTAGTCGTGTAGTCAGACTAGTCAAGAGTTTCATTGCTAGAGGAAAGACAGAGATCACAAAGGCACTGCGTGGTGCTATTGATTTTCTGAATAAAACTCTACTAACAACAGAGGCAGTAGTAGGTAACACTGGACCACTCGCAGATCCAGATAAAGCATTCAAACCTATCACAGAGAAGAGCAACAGACTCAAGACAGTTAAGAAAATCTTTGATGATATCTTTGGAGCATTAGGATGTAGTATCGCAGACATCACTGATACTATTGCACGATTCATCACTGATCTGTTGATGGGATTCATTCAAGATGTATTCAATAATGCTGCATGTTTTATAGACACACTAGTTGATGGCATTCTGAATGAGATCCTTGCTAAATTTGATGAACTTGTCAATGTAATTCTTGCACCTATCCAAGCAATTTTAGAAGCAATTGCTGCACCATTGAACTTCATTGGTGGAATCATCAATAAGTTCATGAAACTACTGGGAATCACCTGCACAGGACCTGGACAGAAGTGTGAACCAATCCAACAGAAATGCACAGACTGTGGTAACGAAGAAGATGACTCGCTTGATAAACTGCTGAAGGCACTTGAATCAGGAGTCGGCGATGAGTCTGCATTTATTTGTGATGAAGCAAAACAAGTTCCTAGTAAAAAACCTACCGAAATTTCATTTGTTGGTGGTGTTCCAGATGATCTCTCACCATCTCCAGAAAACACACCACCATCTGGTGATGCTGTTATCGACTTCCCAATTCCAGAGATAGATCTTGACGAAGATTTTGACGATGATCCTATTGATGAAGACAATTTACCTGATGACGGATCAATTATATTCCCTGATCCTGATGATGATGGTTTGCCTACCCTACCATTGGGCAATGAACCATTCATTGAAGTATACACAGAGAGTAATCTATACAATGAAGGAGACACTATCGTTTACAATCTAACGGGTGTCAACATTCCTGACGGAACTCAGTTTGATTATGAACTGTCTGGTCCTACTATCACACAGGGTGACATCGATGGGTCTCTCACGGGAGAGTTCACTGTTACAAATAATACTGCTACAGTTTCTGTTGTTCTTGCAACAGATGAGGAAGTAGAACAAGCACCAGAACTACTGATCTTTACTGCTACTACAAAAACTCCAATCATATTAGATACAGATAATGATGGAACAACAGAAGAATTTCCATTAACGACTTCTACTGATGTTGCAATTGATAGTGATGTTAATGATCCAGTATCGCCAGATCCATCACAGGTTGCTGTTTGGAATCTTACTACAGATAAGAATTCATATCAGGAAGGAGAAGATGTTCTAGTCACAGTAACTACACAATATGTTGCTGATAATACTGAGGTTGATTACTACATTATTGGTAGTGGCATTACAGCAGAAGACTTTGTAAGTAGAACACTATCTGGAACTCTAGTCATTAAAAATGGTGCTGCTGCATTTGTCATTGGTATTGAGGATGATAGCACTGTTGAGGGTATCGAGAATGCAACTATTATTCTTGCAAGCAAAGGGGTTAGCACATCATTTAGCATCACTGAAGCAGGTGGTGAGGAAGATGAAGTAATAGATGATAATAATGATGATGACTTCACAATCAAGAAACCAATTGCTGGTGATATTGTTACTGATAACACTGGTGCTATTGTAGAGATTCCTATTAAAGTTCCTGGTGGACCATATCAGACTGCACCTCAGATCATCATCACTGGCGATGGATATGGTTCTGGTGCTGTTGCTCTGCTCAATGATAAAGGGTTTGTTACTGAAGTCCGAGTCACTAGACAAGGTATCAACTATGTCCCTAATACAGCTGACGAAAACAATCTACAATGTGTCGTTGATTCTTTCACTCTGCTATCTCCTGGTAGTGGATACACTGAAGCACCCGTTGTTCTGATCAATGGCGTGAAAGATATTGCAGAGGCAATTATCGATCAAAGAGGATTTGTCGTCAGTATTAGAACACTTGACAGAAGCAAGCGTTATACAGACATGCCTACTGTCACACTATTAGGTGGTGGAGGCGGTGGTGCTCGTTTCTTACCTAACATGGTTTGCCTAGATAGTAATGAACTTGAGCGTAAAGGTTACGCCAAGATTGGAACTGGATCTTACGTTGATTGTCCATAATGTCACAAGAGAAAGCAACAGAACAAAAAGCAAGTTCTGAACAGAAGAAACTACAAAAAAATGGTCCAGCAAGACCTGAAGGTGCTGATGCGCCCGAAGAAGGTCAGTTTAGTAATGAAGATTTTAATGTAATTGCCACCAAACATGGGTGGACAATGGGAACCTATACAAACAAGGATGGATCTACAGGTTTCATTTTAACTAATGGTCAATCGATGTTCCACTTCGATGTGAATGGTAACATCGTCATGGCAACAGGTAAACCTGGACAGTCAGGTTGTGGTGGTAAGGTAGTCATTCATGCTAAAGATCACCACGAAAAAACTGACACCTATGCTCTACATGTTCGTGGTAATGATGATGAGCAGACTAAAGAAGAAGATGGAAGCACTACAAAGACATCACCATATTCTATATACGTTGAAGGTGATGTTGCCATCGAATCACAAGGTGGTGATGTTGGAATCAAAGGAGATAACATTACACTAAATGCAGTCAATAATTTAACTTTACGCGCAGGAGAGAATATTAACATAGAACCTGCTGAAGGTCAAGGTAAAGTAAATGTTACTGCTGCTGATATTAATATGGATTCATCATTCACTAGATTTACTACTAGTGGTGGTTTTTATGTTGATGGATCAGGTGAGTTTTCAGTCAACCAGAAAGATCAGATAGGTGCATCAACATCTTTCAATACTATTGGAACAGTCAACCAAGTCATCAAAGGTGACTATAATTTAAGAGCAACTGGTAATCTACAACTAGAATCAGACTTTGGTCACTTGTTATTCAAATCTACTAAAGGTGGTATGGCAAGAATCATCAATGGTGATGATACTAGCACTGTAAGAGGTTTGAAGGATTTGACTGTCATTGGTAAGTCAGTGAACCTTGATGAACCACCTGCAGCATATAAAATGAACCTAGGTTCCTCATTGAAAGGTTCGCTTGAAATTAAAGGTGCATCGTTCTTTAATGCTACATTTGTTGGAGCATCGATCTTTAACAGCACCAACGTCAACATCGTTGGTAAGACTGCTGTCACCATGACAGGTAAATCAATTTTCTTGAATTGATTACGTAAAACTCGAAAAATTTTCTCTGTCCAAAAATACCTAAAAAAGTCGAGCTTGACAAATCCTCACAAAACGAGTAGGATGACTCTGTAAGGGTTCAAGGGTTACTGTGACTCTAAATACTATTGAATGATACTTCATTATGCATTACAAACCATATAGTCCTGAGTGGCATAGATATCGATATTTAAAAGAAGCACTTAACAAGTATCTTGACGATTACGTTGAGAACAATATAATCATGGAAGATATTCTGGATATTATTTGTATTCGTCAAGAAGAAGCACATGCTGAATATCATAAACTTGAAGATTTAGAACTAAAACTCCGAGACTGACATGCTATCAACTCAATACAGACTACGACTGGAATTTATCTGTAAATGCATTGCAAATGGGGAAGAAGTAAAATTATCTGATATGATTTGGGCGAACAAATTAGCAAAGGCAAACACAACTGCCAATGAAATGTTAAAGATGGCACGTAGGCAAATCACATATAAAATTGAAGAAGGTAGCACAGACGATTTTTTGAATAGAATGGGTTTAGGTGATCCCGACCCATCCAACCATAAGAAGGGATTCACTGATGCTGACGATATCAAGAATTGGTTTCAGCAAGACAAACCTGATGATTGGAGACAACGTGACTAAAAAACAATACAAACAATTGCTACTGGACCACTTTACAGAGCAATTAGATAAACTCACAGCAAAGGAACTTAAGGAACTTGCTGCGAGACATACATGAAGGATTATGTCTGTATCCCCATGTGGGATCCTATTTACGAGATGATGCGCTATCATTGGGTTCACAAGTCAGAAAAGGATCCTGAGCAATTCGTGAAAAATCTCAACCCAGAGCAAGAAGTGCTATGAAACAACTTTTTCTAGTTCCTGATGGCGATGGTAGATGTGTCACTCATGATGGACACGTTCAAATGGGTAGTTTCAATCACTCAGTAGAGAAGCATCTTGAATTATGTCCTGATCAAGATTGGCAGGTAACATATTGGATGCCTGATCCACTGGGGTTGAGATACAAGAGAGCAAACTTTCAGCATACTATGAAAGCAAACGAAGGTTCTGCTAGAACTGATAATGCTGGTGATAGTCGTCCTAGAGACTTCCCAGATCAAGCAACAAATAGATTAGAGAGAACATTATGAAAATGTGGGAGACAAAATGCTCTGGATGTGGTAGAATGGTTCCAGCGAATCAGGCACCTCAGGTTGGATGCTATGTTCCATCTGAGAAAAGATACAAAAATTCCTTATGCAAACCTTGTTGGGTAAATAAAAATAATGGCACTATCTAATTCAGTTGAAAAATCACTTGAAGAAGCACAAGCACATTTACGTAATGCATTAGCATATGCTGCTAGGCAAGAACGACCTATCGTTTGCACACAAATTGCTAAGTTGTTGACTGATATTGAAAGTATTGGTTCTTTTGATGAACTTCTTGATACACTTGACAATACCTTAAATGAAAAAAGTTAAGATTACGCCAGAAACTTATCAAAAGATGGAAGATGAGTTCCGAGAAGAGGGACTTGCTTTCACTATTACTATTCCTACACAGGAAGCAATTGATAAGTGGCAAAATGCTGCTCCTATACACCAACCAGTAAGACACCCTGTCGATATGGTTGCAGAGATGTGGAAGAAGCATAGAGAGCAACCTGAGGCGGGTCCTGAGGCAGATAAAATTGCTGGTCTGGACCTTATTAAAAGAGCAGGTGGTTTACTAAATGCTCAAGTCGAATATCTAGATAACAAAATTGTGATTACTTATGGATGATTTCAACACACCAGGATCCAATAAAAGTTGGATGGATGAAGGTTTCAAAAAATTTATAGTTGATACTCAACTACATAACATATGCAAAATATTGGGCGGTGAAGCAAATCATTATATTTGCACCGATAAAAAAACTCAACACGAAAAAATTGTAATCGAATACAACCATCAAAAGAAAAAATGATCCCATTAACAGCAGTCATCTATACCAATGGATCGCTAGAGTGCGAGAGAGCAGCACAACTCCTCAAGTCACTAGGTGGTGAATTTTTAGAATATCGTCTTAACACGCATTTCACTCAAAGATCATTTGAGCAAGAATTTGGATCAGAAGCAGAATATCCACAGATTGCCCTTGGAGCAAAACATATTGGACATCTGAAAGAGATGCTTCATTATGCACAAGAACATGAATTATTGAAATAATGGATATTTTAGGAATTTTTGCAACACCTATCGCTAAACAAGACAATTTTTTATTAGAAGAAGATTGTATCAGATTAGCAGATATATGTGCAACACTTGAATACTATAAAAAAACTGCAGAAATAAAATCATATCGATCAGAAGATCGTAATGTTTTGGGAAAATATTTTCCAGAAGTAAAAACATCAATTGAGACTTTATTTACTGATTTTGCGTATAGCACACTTGCAGTAAAACAAACATGCGAGTTTAAACTTATGAGTTCATGGGGAACTATGACTCCTCCTGGTGGCATGTCAAATAGACATTCTCATTGCAATTCTTTTTGGTCTGGTGTGTTATATTTGAGTAATGATACCAGTCCAATTTTGTTTCATCGAGAAAAATCTGCTACAATAGTTCTAGATGTAGATACTATTACAGAATATTCATCTAACGAAGTAGCACATACCCCATCAATGGGTCAGGTAGTTTTTTTCCCAAGTCATTTGACTCATCAGGTTAGCAGAAATAGAAGTAATGAAGATCGTTTTTCGATTGCATTCAATATTCTTCCTAATGGTGTTTTTGGTCTCCATGACTCAACCGCACACATCTCTGTGTTAGAACTCACATAAATATCGAAAAAGGGTAGACATGGGCGAAACATACCAATTATCTCAAAGATATGTTTATCTTGAAGGTAGCGCGGTTCGTATGTATTTCATACATGGTATGCCATATACCTTTGACGAACTTCCAAAAGGTGTTGAAGAGATGCCTCAAATACAAACTGAGGCACTACGTTATAAAGATTATGATTTAGAAGAACTCTATAATATTTCTTCTTATCTTATGGAAGAAGAATGTCATCCATTAATGTTTGATTTACCACTAGAAAACCCTGCGTTGCTGCCTAAAGATGATTGATCAATTTTATGAATGGTTTGAAGGAAGATATAATAATAAAATTCAAGCATTTTCACATCCATCTAAATTTGCATACATTATTGTTGAGCATCGTGCTGTAAACAATCATGGACTGTTTTATGGTGAGCAAGCATATTTTAATCAAACTAGAACACCATATAGACAATTTCTTTTACAAATTTCTGAATGTCATGGTAAAGTTGTTGTAAGATCAATGGAACCAGAAAATAAGTCTACTTATACTGGTTTCAAAAATCTTAATCTTATATCTGGTAGTCCTTTGACACATAAGAAAGGATGTGATACAATATTTACTTGGCGTCCTGATGCTAACCAATTTATTGGTGAGATTGAACCAGGATGTAACTGTAAAGTAAAATGGGGAGATAAAGATTCTTATCTCCAAAATATTGCAGCATTAGGAGATGGGTGGTATAATGTAGAAGACAAAGGGTTCGATCCTGAAACTAATCAGCAACTCTGGGGTTCCAGACATGGCAGATTTTTATTCAAGAAAGAAACATCACAATAATCGTCGGTATGGCGGAATTGGTAGACGCGCCAGATTTAGGTTCTGGTGAGGCAACTCGTGGAGGTTCAAGTCCTCTTACCGACATGTAATTAATATGATTAAACACACTCCATATATTATTGAATACCCTGGGTTCGTTAATCCCAGAACAACTGGTTTCATACAAGAACAAGCATCTACACTACTTAAGTTTGATCCTAAAAATACTACTTTTCATAGAAAGAATCGAGGATATCATCTAGGCGAGTGGAAGCATGTTGATGGTATGCAGGAACTCAATTATGAAATTGATAAGATTGGCAAAAAAGCATTCATGCGATACTATAAAGATTGTCCTTTAATCGCATATAGTATTATCCAGAGTCAAGGATTTATTTCTAACTATGTGTATCGTTTTTATGACAAGTCAGATCATTATAATTGGCATGTAGATCGATCTCACGATAATACTCAACTAGTAGTTTCTTTTCTACTTTATCTTAATGATGGGTTTGGTGGAGGTGATACTTTGTTTATGAATGACAAACTTAGAATCAAACCTCAAAATGGTAGTGTTCTGATGTTTCCATGTGGACCACATTTTCTTCACAAATCTACAAAAGTTACTTATGGTCAGAAACACGTTATGTGGAACTGTTTCGGACAAAGAGCAAAGGCACCCGTATAAATAAACTTTAGGAAAACGACAACTGGGCTCGGGTAGTTATGCCGCTAACAAGACTTGATAATCTGTATTCAAGTAAGACTGGTAAGTATCTTTACGTATCACCAGATGACTTTAATGCAACTGATGAACTAGACAATAGAGGTAACTCACCTTTACGTCCATTCAAGACAATCCAGAGGGCATTTATTGAAGTATCGAGATATTCGTATCTCCCTGGTGCCAACAACGATAGATTTGACCAGTTCAGCATCATGCTGATGCCTGGTAATCACTATATTGATAACCGTCCTGGTCTTGTAACAGAGACTGCTGTTGAAGCACGTTATTTTGATGCTGGAAATCTTCTTGAGGGTAACCGTCAGGAAGTTATTGATCGTTCTGTAGCACAAGTATCTGTTCAGCATCCTGATTTCTATTATCCTGGTGATCCTCAGACTGGTGCATGGTCTCGCTTCAAAGATGCATATCGTCTGATTCAGAAAAACAGAGACGAACTGATTGATAGAGCAACTGCACAGATTCCTGTTGCTCACCCTGACTTTGTATATCCTGGTGACCCAGTAGAAGGACTCTGGTCACGTTATAAAGATGCATATCGTCTGATCCAACTTAATAAGGATCTTATCGCTCAAGATGCGTTCGACTTCATGAACGGATCTTCTCCACCATCTCCTCTTCCTAATGGTTACGGCACTTCATGTGTTCGTGACATCGGAATCATGATCGATTCGATCGCTCTCGATGTTCATGAGGGTGGTGGTAACAAGTATACTAGAAAGTATATCACCAACTACTTTAATGATGCAGGCACTGATTGGACTGGAACTGTTGACCGTTACACTCCATCTGATGCAACTTATGATCCTGCAACTGGTCTAACTGTAATTACATTTGCACAACCGCATAGCATTACTGGTAACGATCAAGTTTACTTTGATGAAGGTGCTCTAACCTTCACTTGTGCAATGGATGGTGATCAGGCTGAGAAGTCCTATCCTCGTGTTGGTATCGATCCTTTCGCACTGAGAGGTTATGATGTAACTGCAACTACTGCAAACAGCATCACCATTCAAGGTGGTATCTCTGGTCCTAACAAGTATTTCCAACCAAGTGCTGCAGACTACAACCCTGTAACGGGAGAGATGGTTGTCACTGTTGGACAACATGGTCTAGGTGTTGGCCGCGGCGTTGTTCTAGAAGATAACTCCTTCACCTTCACTTGTGCTCTCGATGGTAACGTCGAGCAGAAGACATACCCACGTCCTGGACAAGATCCATTCGCAGGTAAGTCTATTCAAATTGCTGCAGTTGGTTCTACATCACACACTGCAACTGGTTCTACCTACAATACATCAACTGGTATTGTTACCCTAGATATTGCAACTCATGGTTTCTCTACTGGTGACTACATCCTGGTTGAGGATGAGTCCCTGTCATACACTTGTGATCTAGACGGTAACGTTAGTGCTAAGGCATATCCTCGTCCTGGATACGATTATCCATCAGGTCGCTGGATGGAAATCACTGTTATCGATGCTGATACCATCTCTATTAACATTGGTTCTTCTGAGTATCAAGGTGCTCACACCTTTGTGAGTGCGACTGCTGATGGTGTCAAGCGTCAAGATGGCACTTTTACCATCAACGTGGGTATTTCTTCTGACACCTCTGCTCATACCTTCATTAGTGCAACTGCACAAGCAATCAAGCACGAACCACAAACTGCTC